CCAACATTGCTCTCGGCCCTGTCTTTCATGGCCCGAACGAGATGCTGCGTAGGCGATGATTCGTGATGACGCTCCCATGCGGATTCGTGGTTGCCCGTAGCCAGCACAGCCCAATGCGATGCGTACGGAGCGTAGAAGTCAGCGGCCTGTTCAATCACCTTGTCGAAGTAGGAGTCCGACAGAAGGCTGGATCGCAAAGCAGATTTGGCGGATCGCTTGTCGCCCTTCCCTTGCATGAGGTCAAGCGTGTCGCCGACCGAGATGATGATCGCGTCTCGCTCAAGTGCCTTATCCAGCAGTCGCTTCTCCATCGCGTGATCTGCGGATGGATTGTCGTGATGGTTGTCGGCAAGCAGCAGAATCCACTGTTCAAAGTCCTTCATCTTCGGTCGCTTGACCGATACGACATGGATGTTCTTGCCGTGGTGTTCGACATCCCAATTGCGCTTGCGTGCGCCGTACTTCTTGACTCCCGGCACAACAATTTCGGTCTGCTGCTTCTGCTTCTTCATCAGTCCTCGCGCGTTAGGGTGAGTTCCACTCGCGGAGAATGTTTGTCGCAAAGCATCAGCATCGGCAGGTGCGTCAGGCCGCAGTCATCCTGCAGAACGCCAGCGTCCACTATGCCATCGAACGCAGCCTTCAGACTCGCGAGACAGTTGTCTCGGTCGCGTCTGCGATTCGTCTTCGCATACCACGATACTTGGCAGGTCGCGTCGACCCAGTCGGTCGGCGTGCCCCTCAATGCCAAGAAGCAAGCGTCCATGGCGCATTTGCGTAGCCTCTTGGTCGCTTTGGCCTTGACCGCCCAGTGGCAACGGGCATTCGGCGAAAGCACGCGGTCGGGTATGGGAAGCGTGATGGTTACGGTGTCCGGCATAGTCGCGGGCGTGACGGTAGCCATCCTCCATAACTACTACCGCCACGACCCGCCCTCAAAGCGTGACAGGGATTTCAGGCGTAGTCAAGACGATACGGTTTCAGATCGTCCATGGGTTTCAGAACATCCTGCGGCACGAAATACGCGGCATCCCTTCCGCCGTGCGTCTGCTCCCACTTCTTCTGCTTGGCATCCTTGCCGAGAATCCATCCGTGGACGCGGTATTTGCCGTTCTTCCCTGTCACCAACACATACTTCTGATCCTCCGCGTCGTGCGGCCTGACGATCAGTTCGTATGAATGATTGCTGCGAGTCTTGATCTGCATATCCGGCAGGTCGGGAGCCTTGAAGGTGTCGAGTCCGAGCGATGCGTAGATGCCAAGAGCCTTCGCAACAGCCAGTTCACCACACGATCCTTCGATGTCGATCTGCCACGGGTTCTCGTCTTTGAATCCGTGCTTCGGTTGAAGACCACGCTTGATTGAAGATACGCGGCGCATCACGCCCATGATGGCTGCGTGCAGCAGTTCGGCATTCGTGAGTTCGATGTCAATCATTGTTCCCTCGCTTCGTGTTCTTGCAGCAGGTGCGTGAGTTTGTTGCAGCGTGCCCGCAGATCATCACACTCTTCGGACAGCATAAGACTTCGCCCGCCGAGTTTGAATGTTGCTTCTTCTAGTCTTTCGACGCGCGCCCGCAGCCATTCGATGTGCGCCGATGCTTCAACGCACACAGTTGCGCCGTTGTCGCGCCAATACTGAATCAGCCGTTCGGTTAGGTCGATTTGTTCGATCATTGCTTGCTTTCGAAACAGTCCCAGCGGTTCAGTTCGGCCACATACTCTGCGCTGCTGCGATATTGCGTGTTCCCGTCGCGCACATTTAGGTTTCCACTTGCGACCATGAAACAGAAAGTTCGCCGGATCGCGTCGCGCTCTGCACGCAATTTCGTTATCTGCTGTCGAAGTTGCATGATGTCCTCGGACTCGTTCATTCTTCTGCCCCTTCACATTCAGCCAGTAGAAGTTGCAGAGCGGCGAGGCTGATTCGCTGTTCTCCACGGGCCACCAGCGAGAGATACGCCGGACTCAATCCGGTTGATTTGGATAGTTCGCGAAGGCTCCGGCCACGCTTTGCCTGCTCAATCGCAATAGGTCCGGTCGTTCGCAACGCGGCATCTTGATACGCGGCCTGACTGAAGAGTTTCTGTACAGTCTTTGCCAGCGTCACGGTTTCCCGTGGTGCGTTGCGGCTCATCGTGACTGGGACTTGTCGCCATGCGTTTCTCATCCGTGTTGCTCCTTGAAGCAATCCCAGCCGCGACGCTTGGCTTCAAGTTGTTTGTCGCTGTCATTCATGCGCAGTCCTGATTCGTTCATGTTGCACACCTCCCGCCTCGCCTCATCGCGCTCTTGCACATAGTGCTTGACCATCTCGTTCTGCACCTCAAGCATTCCCCGCAGCCGTTCGATTTCGTCGGCTGCTTCAAGGAATACGGTCGGCCCGACGATCGGCTGCGTGATGCGAGGATCATTGCCAGTCACATTCGCGTGACGCGACCGCAGTTCTGCGACGATGTCAAAGTTGTCTGTCATGTTGTTCTTTCAGTTGTTTGATTTCGTTCTCAAGTCGTTCCAAATTGTGCGCGTCTCGACAGTCAGGACACACGAACCAGTCGTAAGTGTGGGAGTGTCCCCACGACCATTTGGTAATGCGATGAACATCACGACGCACTTTGAACAGAACGGCACGCTCACCACACATTTCGCATGGCGGAAGTTCAAGATCAGGCTGTTGGTTTGTCATTGGTGGCAGTACCACTGGGGCATACGCTGCGGAACACGATTCCACTTGGCGATTGCTCCCTTGCAGTGAAGGTAATAGTTGCGATACGCGGTAACGCTGTCGCCCGCGACACGCTGCGCGTCAGGCATGGCCTGCGGAGGCTGCGTGAACGGGACATCAACGATCTTGGCCGGAACGACCGCCAGTGCGCCGAGAAGTGCGCCGCACTTGTGCTCGCGTCCGTAGCGATGCGTGTATTCGGCGAGTAGCGCACGGAAGTGCATAAACAGCCATTTGTAATTCTCGCGCGTGCTGCGGCACCAAATCGTGCAGGGGTGATTGATGAACGATGGCTTGTACAGACCTATGCGGTCTGCGTACGCATCGCCGTCAACGACGCGATGAGCCGTGCAAAGCATTTGCGCTGATTCAAGAGGCATCTTGACAACATGCTTGTCGCATAACGCTTGCGCTGCGATGTCCGGGTCGGAGTCAACGAAGAAGATGTTCATGGTTGGAATTAAAGCGTGCGAATCTTGCCACCGAAACGCTCGGCAAATGACCGAGCCTGCTCCTCATCCATGAATCGCGCTTCTGCAAGTGTCGGCTTTGCCCGTGAATCTGTCGGCTGTCGCAAATATTCGACCGCGAAGATCGGCCCCGAAGATTTCTTCAATTTCGGCTGATCGCCGCTCTGCATCTTGGATACATAGTCCTCCCATCGACCTTGGCTGAACCAAGTCCGGGGATGGGCGATGAACTTGGCTTCCGTTCCCGTAACGGTACGGGCGTAGTCCTTGACGGCTGCGAGCAGCACGGTCGCAGCCTTGGCCCGGTCTGACTCAAGAATCGCCTGTAGCCGATCCAAGGCTCGCTGGATTTCCCGTACTCCGGCTCCCCGCCCGACCTTGCGTGGGTAGGCCTCGTAGACCTCCAAGGCTTCGGGGTCGTTTGCCCCGGTCAGCCCGGACGCAGGCCTCCCTTTCCCTCCCTTGCGGGCGGGCGGGTCGGTTTCGTTATCGGCTGTGCCTGTCCCCTCCCCTGTCTCTGCGGGAGTATACAGCGGAGCGGCCATGTTTGTTTTATTCTGACTCTGACTCTGACTCTGACTATGATGCGTCAAGCATTGCTTGTCGGATGCTTGGAGCATGCTTGAAGCATTGCTTGAAGCATCGTCGCCGGGATGCCAACGCGCATTCGCCGCTCGTAATGCTCTATCTGACAAGGCTTTGGATCGTTCGTTGAAAGGATCGCGATCCTGCTCCATGCGTGGATTGCGACGCTTGCCATCAGGGAAGATGGGGAACTTGGTTTCAAACAGCGGCCATGCTGCCTTGCATCCGGCCGCCATGCGCTCAAGCCTGTCGATGTCGGATGGGAGGCCATCGTTCACCCATGCGTACCACAGCAGGGTGACATAGATGCCGCGTTCCTCCATCGTCCACGATGCGGTCGCGTTGAGAAAGTCCGAGCCATAGAACTT